TCTTTTCGTTACGACGTTGCGCCCATTGATAAGTACGAAGTGACCCCTGAGGGCTATCTTCGCGCTTGGGCAACAATCGCTCGCACTGGTGTGCAAATGTACACCGATGCGGACGGTTCAATTCGGCGCGAATATCGTCCTGAAGAGGAGGTCGGCTCGCCAGATAGTCTTGCTTCATTTGCGGGCAAGGCTGTAACTTTTGAGCATCCTTCCGTTCTTCTTGATAGCTCCAACACAAGAGACTATCAAATTGGCTTCACTGGCACGGAAGTGGTTTATGACAACGGATTCGTTCGTGCAGTCATGACCATCACCGACAAAGAATCCATTGAAAAGATACTGCGAAAGGATGTTCAAGAAGTCAGTGCAGGCTATCGAGTTGAATACGACTCGACGCCAGGCGTGACAAGCAATGGTGAACACTATGACGGCGTTCAGCGCATGATTAGTGGAAACCATGTGGCTGTCGTTAGGCGTGGCCGTGCTGGCCCGCAGGTGAAGTTGCATCTGGACCGTCTGGATGCTGCTGATCCATCTCTTTTAACTCCCATTGAGGAACCATCTATGACTGCCAAGGTCAATTTTGATGGCGCCGAGTTTGAGGTGAGCGAAAGCGTTGCTTTGGCGATCACTAAAGAACGGGAAGACGCCAAAATGTCCTACGAGGACATGAAGAAAAAGTATGACGCCATGATGTCCGAGGCTTCCAAGATGAAGGAAGAAATGGACGCCATGGAAAAGGACATGAAGGGCAAGTGCGATGCGGCCGAAGGCCGCGCCGATGCTCTTGAGCAGGAGCTGGCCGACACCAAGGCCGAACTGGAAACTGCCAAGCAAATCAACGTTGATTCGCTGGTGGAAGATCGTCTTGCTCTGATTGAAAAGGCTCGCGCCACTCTGGACAGCGAGTTTGTTTTCACTGGTAAAAACGCCCGTGAAATCATGGAAGCCTCCATCAAGGCCGTGCGTGGTGACTCGCTGGATCTGTCGGAGAAGTCCGACGATTATGTGCAGGCCATGTTCGACACCCTGGCCGACTCTGCCACTTCCCGTGGCGATTCTGCTGCGACTGACGAACTGCGCAAAGCCGTTGCTTCCATCGCCACTCCTGCTTCTGCGCCGTCTTCCTACATGGAGCGCCTGCAGAACGCTTGGAAAAAACCCCTCTCTGTAACCAAGGAGCGCTGATCCATGGCCGTTACTTTCTCTGGGGCTGCCGGTGCGGCAGGTGGCGTGCAGCAGACTTACGCTCTGCAGCATGATCCCCTGCTGGAAGGCCAGCTCTCTGACATTCGCGACAACACCATTGGCACCTACGTAAACGAAACCGGCGCCGTGCTGGCTTTCGGTAACGTGGTTGCCTATGCCTCCGGCGGCACTGTTGCCAACTCTGCCAAGAACCTTGGCGGCGTGGGCGAATCCGTGGTGGGCGTCAACGTACTTACTTACGTTGATGAGACTGCCACGGACGCCAACAACCGCATTGGCGTGAAAAACAGGCAGGTGGTGAACGTAGCCAATCAAGGCGCCGTCGCCGTTTATGTCTATGGTGCTGTCAATCCTTCTACGCCTGTGCGCGTGATTCACACTTCCAGCGGCACTGAATACGCTGGCCGGTTCCGTGCTGCTGCCGCGAGCGGTCGCACTGCCGTACTGTCTAATGCTCGTTATCTCACTTCCACCACTGGCAATGGCCTGGCGATTGTGGAACTGAATGGTCCGAGCTTCACTCTCACTGCTAACGCTTGATAGGAGGCTTACCAATGTCTGATTTTCGCATGGATGAGGCGGGCCTGTTTCTTGAGCGTCAGCTTGAGTTCATTCGCCCTCAAGTTTTTGAAGTGCAGTATGCGGATATTAAATATCCGACCATCCTGCCTGTCACGAGTGAAGCTGGTCCCGGCGCCCAGACTTTCACCTACCGCATCATGGACTCCACTGGCGAGTTCAAGCTGATTGCGGATGCTGCTGATGATCTGCCGCGTGCTGACATCAGCCAGATCGAGAAGAGCATCAACATTCGTTCTTTTGGTGGCAGCTTCGGTTACACCGTGCAGGAACTGCGTGCTGCTCAAATGGCCAACATCGCTCTTGAGCAACGTCGCGCTGCTGCAGTGCGTCGTGCTTACGAGGAGAAGGTGGAAGAAGTGGCCATGTTTGGCGAATCTTCCGTGAGTCTGGCTGGTTTCTTTAACAACGCCACCGTGGACGTTGTGTCTGCTGATAAGTGGTTCACTGGCACTACTGCCACTGGCACCACTGCTCAGGACATGCTGGAGCTGCTGAATTATGGCGTGAGTGCCATCATCAGTGCTTCGCAGATGAAGGAACAGCCTGACACCATCCTTCTTGCTTACGAAGACTACAACAAGATCAGCATCACTCGCAATTCCGACTCTTCGGACGTGACCGTGCTGGAATACTTCCTGCGGACCAATCCCTACATCCGCAATGTGGAGCCCATCAACCAGCTTGACAGCTCCAATGGAAGCCTGAGCACCAATCGCATGGTGATCTACAAGCGCGATCCCGAGAAGGTGCAACTGCACATTCCCCAGCCGCTTGAGCTGTTCCCGCCCCAGCAGCGTGG